CTTTGAGAATGGGTAAGTATTCTTCTAGAGTTATCTTCTTCAATCACAGCACTGGAGAATATACTGAGTATGTGTATAAATTGAAAGATAGTTATGACAAAATGGCACACTTAGGTGGACAAGCAGAACTGCCTGAGTTTCCTGGTAGTGTAGAATTAGATGCTACTCCAACTAGAAATATCTCATGTCTTATTGATCACGAGACATGGCAGAATGATCCAGAACCAGGATCGCATGAGCAGCAAGATCAAGGTGGAGGAAATACTAAATCCAGCGAATATGCCGACTTTAACAAGGACTTTCTGGTACAATCAATAGCAAGGTATGAAAGTTTGAGAAATCAATCTTGTGTGTTGGTTGTGCCAGGAAATGCACAAATTTGTGCAGGAGATCAAATTGACATTAGACTAAGGAACAAGGTCCCAGGTGAGGAAGCAAAAACCGAAAACTGGGATAACGAGAGTAGTGGAGTTTATCTTGTCGAAGAGGTAACTCACCAGTACGATAGGGTAACTGGCACAAACGGTCAGTTCTACACTACACTCAGGTTGATGCGCGACACTTTCGGTATGAAAGACAAACCATCAGCACACGGATCTAAATAACCTAGGAGGTACTAACACATGGAAAACATCGAAGCACATATTGCTAAGGACAAGGAGATTTTGGACAATCCAAATACATCTCCACAGGCACGTCGTCATATTGAAGGCGAACTGCATGACCTTGAAGATTGGGTGGAGCATCACAAAGAAGAGATCGAAGCAGGAGATCATCACGATCCCACACCACTTGAACTCTATTGCGATCAAGAACCAGGAGCACCTGAGTGCAAAATTCATGACAACTAATTAGTATGGATCAGTTATTGGCACAATTGATCCCCACACAACGTATCGGAAACGATGGGTTTATTTGGTGGATCGGACAAATTGAAGGAACCGCTGCTGATGAAGCAAACAACAAAGGCGGTTATCGCTACAAGGTAAGGATTATCGGGGACCATCCTAGAGATAAGGAACTACTCGATACTCCTGATTTGCCTTGGGCAAATGTCCTGATGCCAGTAACTGCTCCATTTATGCCTGGCAATATTGGCGGTGGTCACCCACAACTCGTTAAGGGTTGTTGGGTGATGGGTTTCTACATGGATGTAGAAAAGCAAAAACCTATTATCATGGGTTCTATTGGACAGACGCCAGGTGCAACGTCTGTACTACCACAGAAAACACCAGACACCAAACCACTTACATCTGGTGCAGAGAGTGGAGATCTAGCACCAAACCCAGCAACAGATGGTGATCCTACAAAAGATCAACAACAGAAGACTACAGGTGCTCTGCCTGATGGAACCAAAAGAGGTGATGGTGAAGAACGTGTCGGCACACCTACTAAAAAAATTAAAGCTCTATCTGATGAGGAGTGGTGCCAAGAGGTAGCAGACAAGTGTAAGGATGTTGACCTAAAAACTCAAATGAATAGTATCCTTGGCAATATGCTAAAGGACATTCAAAGCAGTGGTGGAAACATCGGTACGAAATATGTAAATGAAGCAACTGGTGAACTAAACAGTGCTATTTCTGATGCAAGAAACTACATCAATAAAGCAACATCTGTAGTTACAGAATTTCTAGCAAAAGTAAAGGGTTGGATTAAAAAGAAAATACAGGCAGGTGTTGAAGACCTAGTAAAAGCAGTTCTTGCTCCAGAACCAACGGGAAATGTTCTGACACCTGTAACTGAGTTCTTTAACAATCTACTTAAAGATCTCGGGTGCAAGATGGAAGATCTTGGCGAGCGTCTTATTGAGTGGTTGACAAACGTATTGATGAATTACGTTAGTGAAATCTATCGTTCTGTTATCTGTCAAGTAGATGAACTTGTCAATGGCATTATCTCAAAGATCAATCAACTACTAACTTCACTGCTTGATAGTGTTCTAGGTCCTCTGCAGGATATTCTAGGAGCAATTGCCGTACCACTCAATATTATTGGTGGAGCAATCAATTACATTATGCAACTTCTGGGTATTTCTTGCTCTGGTCCAGATACTACATGCTCCAAGTACAAGAAAGTTTGTACTACAGGTGAAAAGAAAGAAGATGATGATGACAAAGATTTCTTAGATGATCTTCTAGCAGACATTGATAATTTGTTTGGTGATACTCCAGCAGATTACACTCAGTATGTTTGTGACGAAGCATACACTGGTGCTCCATTGGAAGTAACCACAGTTGGATTTAGTGGTGGTGTTCCTCAAATTGGTGGTGGAACTGGTGGTGATGGTCCCAAGAAACCAAAGATTGTATATAACATCGAAGATATCGAAGTTAAAGAAGGTCAGATTGCAACGTTTACTGTCACCAGATCTGGTTATCTTGGATCTGCATCTTCTGTCAAGTACAAGACACTTAAGTCAGGAACAGCAACTCCAAACGAAGATTATGTTCCTGTAGACGGCATTCTAGGATTTGCTGAGAACCAAACTAGTAAGACAATATCTGTACAAACATATGCAGACAACGTAGATGAACCTGATCAAGATTTCTTCTTGTTCTTGAAGAAGAATTCACCCGAATCTAATGCAGTCTCTACATTCTTCAAAAAGAATGTCGGTAAGTGTACAATCACAGAACAGAATGTAAAAGAACCTGGGGATCCTTCTACACCACCTATTGCAAACCCACTCAATCCAATTGGACCAGAAGATCCAACATCAATTCTTCCAACAACTCCTGGATCTGGTGTTGTTGATGGTGGTGATACAGATACCACACAAACATTTGACCTCAATGCAAACAGAATTGTTTGCCCAGAAGGTGAGTTTATCATCTACACTATTACAACAACTAACGTAGAAAACGGAACGATCTTGTACTACACCATGTCTGGAAATGATATTACAAGTCAGGATCTTATCAACGCATCTTTGAATGGCAGTGTCGTTATTAGTGACAACAAAGCAACAGTAACAGTTGGTATTGCTGATGATGGTGTCGTTGAAGAAGAGGAAGTCTTGAGATTTACTCTAAACGGAAAGGGAGTATTTGTTGATGTTTCTATTATATCCAGTAAAGATCAAAATCTTGAAGACTTTGACACTGGTGTTGGTGATGATCTAGAGACGGTATTCTCACCATTTGAACCACCTACCGTTAATTCTGGTGATATTATTACGGACGAGAATGGCGGTATCATTGAGATCCCTGTTGATAAACCAGGAGATCCCTGGGCAGAACCACCATATGTCTTCATTGGTGGCAACGGATTTGGTGCTGCAGGAACTGCTCTACTAGATCCAAATGGTTTCTTGACAGAAATTCGTATCAAGCGACCTGGATATGGATATAAGAAGAACCTTGCAAGAGACAAGGGAGTTCGTTGTATCATTGATAGTTTCACTATCTTGAGACCTGGCGTTGGTTATACCGAAGTTCCAGAGATCTATGTTGATGGAGAACTTGGTGTTGCTGAAGCAGTTATCAATGACGATGGATTTGTAATTGGTGCTAGAATACTAGACAGAACTAGAACTTTTGATAAGTTCCCTGCTATAGATATTATTGGTGGTAATGGTTATGGTGCTAAACTGTTGCCCTCTCTAGCATGTCTAGACACTGATGCACTATCTACCATTGGTGCCACTAAGATTGGTACTGGTCAATACATTGATTGCCCATGAAACCTGCTATTAACTATCCTTCAAATATCTTTCAACAGACAACGCCTGACGAAGAACAGGCGTTGACAGATCAACCTAGGTTTCAAACATGGTACAAAGGATGGTTGACCAGATCTGAAATCTATGAGAGAAAGTTGCCTGATGGACTAACCTCTGCATTGAGGATAGACGGTCCTGGAGACAGTGCATTCTCCTTAGATGATAAAGGTAATATCCGTATCCTAACAGGCAAGAGAGACCCAGAGAAAGGCGCTGGAAGCGGCATCCTAGGTATCAAAACATGGGGACAACAGCAAATCCACAATGAAAGGTCTAATCTACAGTATAACTATGGATCTGACGAAGAAAAGCAAGCACTAAATGTCATTTGCTACGGTGACCACGTAGAGAATGTCAAGGGTGGGACAAGATACATCTATGCAACAAAGATTATTCTTAGTGCAACATCTGAACTTGTTCTAGAAGGTGGTTCTATCAAGTTGCAGTCAGAAAGTGACATTGAGATGGCAGCAGCTGCTATTAACACTGCTCAAGTCAATAAGAAAGACATTGTACTTGGAGAGACAAAGAAAGAAGCACTTGGTACAGATACTACAAACCAGTTTGATCCTCGTGCAACACAAACATTCAACACACCAGGCAACCTTCAGAGAAATGTTGCTGGAGATTATAGAGTAAGTGTTGGTGGATGTTATCATTCATTCGCAGCAGGTGGTCCTGGTGGACTAATTCCTGGCAGAACATTTGGATACTATGCTGGTACATCTACAAACGCTGCTCTAGGAGGCACACTCGCTGTAGGATTGTATACTCCTGGCGAGATGGATCTACTTGCTACAAAGGATGTATTCATGACTGGTGCTGACTTTAGCGTTACAGCAGGTGCAATTGATGCAACTGCCGCAGATGTCAATCTAGACGCAGCAGCAGTTGATGTGGCAGCAGCATCCTTCACAGTGACTTCAGCGGGTGATGTCCGTCTCACAGGAACCAAGATATATCTAAACTGATAATCTGACCTTATCATACCTATCGGTTATCCGTATCTAAAATTGGCACAAGGGGGCTTGTTTTTTCCTCACAACCCTGATAAATTGTTTTTGCAGTGGAGGGAACTTCACTCATCATCTGCGGGTAACCACTCCGCAAGTAACTAAAACAAAGAGGAAAACTTCAATGATCAAAACTGCTTTCGCTGCTGCAGCTGCAGCTGTCGCTTTCGCTGCTCCT